CTAATCGTTTTCTCTGCTCTTGTACTGTTGTGAAAAACTCAGTCATTTTTCTGTGATTGTTTATGTGAACAAATACCTAACTTAATAAGGAACTCGCCTGCTCCTTCAAGTTTCATGTAGTTCTTATCAGCAAACTCTTTTAATGCAGCATGCATGTCAGGAGTCAACCAAAGTGCTTTCTTTTCTTTAATATCTTTATTCATATTTTTTTATACTCTCCATTTTTTATTTTATACATTTTTATAACTATTACAATTACAAGTTTGATATTTATATATCATTGTTAATTTTTTTTATATCGTTGAATATGTCAATAAACAATTCTGCTGGTATTTGACTTCTTAAATAGTCTCCTTTTAATCCTTGTGTTCCAGTCTTTGATCCTCTTGGTGCTGGTTCGTGATGGCAGTTTTTGTTGCCATTAAAACACATTTCTCTTGGTTTCCAACCATTACATAAATTTGGTTCATATAAAAAGTTAGTCCAAATATCAGTAGGCTTCATTCTCATATCCCCATATTTGCAATAGCAAACTGTGGTTCTGTTTAGATCTTGTATAAAATCTAATTTTCTTAATTTACCTCTTGGATTTTCAATAAACCAATATTTAGGTTTTAAATAATTAATAATTTCAATAGTCTTTTTAACTATTGCTACACCTAATTCTGCTTTTTCTGTTTTTGGAGTATGGTCAGGGTTCCAATGGTGACCAATAGATGCAACAGAAAAACTTGTACAAGGTGGACTTGCCCAAATTATTTCAGGTTCGTAAGGTATTTTATTAATATCAAAATCAAATATATCGCACACTTGGTCTATTCTTTCAAAATTTTGGTTATCAGTTGTATAAACTTTATGACCTAAACTTTCAGCTACTTTACTAAAACTTCTACTACCAGCAAATAATTCTAATGTATTCATATTATTTTTCCTTTTTTATATCTATTACACTTACAGTTTGATATTTATAATTTATAATCAAAAATGAAGGGCAAATGCTAAACTCTCCATATATCTAATACTCTCTAATTAGCTACTTGCCCTTCTTTTATCCAACTCTTTTAATCTTTACAAAACCTGCTCTACGTTCAGGTGCAGCTTTATAAGTAACTTCTTTTACCTGTTCTTTTTTAGCTGGTAATGTTTTCCATTCCAACTCATATTCTGCACATCTAGCTTTACTATGATTGCCCATAGCCATCATTAGATCAGTCATAAGTTCATCCTGCTTTACTTTAGCTATCTTCATAGTTTCTTTTAATGCTTCTATGGTATCGATAATATCAACAGTATCAGCGTGCAATATCTTTACGTTTTCGTCATTACCATCACTAAAAATAGTCGCTGCGTGTTCAGGAGTCTCAGGCGGATAAAAGTCCTCTTCTTCTATTCTTCTATCAAAGTCCAGCACTACTCTCGCTAGTTCGTCTTTATACGCTTCATCACGTTTGTAAACGTATATGCGTAAATCAGTTGACTGGTATAGCACGATTAAAATGCCATAGTCAGCGTTTAGTATTTCCATGCTTGCATGTAATTGGTCTACGCCTAAGTATTTAGGTGGCTCTTCTACTGATGGGAAATCAGAGCTGCATTTTACTTCAATAGGTATATCACCATTTAGGATCAGTTCTTTATGTCCAACAAGGTAAATACCATTATCAGGATTGTGTTTTACTTTTACATTAACAACATTACACCTGCCATCTAAGGATGCTTGTAAAGGTAATTCAGGATGATCTATTTTATAGTCCACTTCTGCTTCTACCTTTTCTATGCCAAGTCGTTTAGCTGCTTCAGTTATTAATACAGGTTCAAGTAAGTCTCCTGTAGCTTGTCTATTAGTTTGTACAAAATTATCTACTAGCGTTCCATTCTTTTCAGCTATAGCCTTTTTAAGGCAACCATGCTTATCAAAGAACTTTGCCCTATCAAACAATGCACACGTTATTGATGATGTTGCTCTATACCATGTTTTTTTACCGACCATTTTTACTCCTTATTTATCATTTTATTAATATCATAAATAGAATCCCTTACTGCAATCGGATGATTCATACCCAAAACTTCTATAAAAGTACCCATATCATCTTTGTAATATGATTTGAGATTTTTTAGTGGAATTGTTAAGATATTTAAAGAACCTAACTTGTTAAATCTAACAGTTCTCTCAGGTTTCTTAAATTTATGTAACGATTTAGATAATTTAGCTAATTTGGTGAAATATATATTATGCGAACTACTAGAGTCTTTAAAATCAAATTCTAGCTGTTTTGTCCTATTAAAACGCTTCTTGTACTCTACTGCTGTTCTGCACATATTGTTTTTATCCTTTATAACTATCATAGGGTTATCTGACATCTAAGTTGCTTTTTTATAGTAAGAACTTAACTCTTTGCCATTGGCTTTGCTCTTAAGTTCTGTATTCATATTCATAACTTCTAATTGTGCAATAAAGATTTTGTTACGTTCAGCGTAAGGCGCTCGAGCAATTTTTTTAAAACTTTCATGTAGATCTAAAAATATATCTCTTGCATTTTTTATATGTTCATTACTCTCTAAAGGTACTGTCAATCTTCTTACTCTTTTTTGATAACTCATCCTTATACTCAAATTAGATTTAAATATATATTTTTATATGTTCGAAAACAATACATTTTTATAACTATTATACTCAAATATTTAGCCTAAATTTTTTAGGGTATTTTTATAACGATTCTTTGCACTTAGATATTTTGCTTTATAAGAAGCGTATTCTTCTATTTCTGTAAAAGATTTATAAGGCTCTACACTGTGCTTTTTATATAAATCTTCTAATATGTGTCCGAAAGCTTCTTTAAATATTGGTGCTAATGCTTCCATTGTTTTAAGCTTAGAAGTTGCATCAATCAATAATAACCTTTGGCATAATTTAGTAGGTTTGATCCTACGTGATCTAGAATCATCTTCGCACTTCACTACTTCTATTAGTTCATGTTCTATTAAGCTTTTTAGTTTAGTCCTGATAGTATTTTCATTTGTCACTAACGTATTTGTTAAAATAGTCATAGTTACAGGTCTATCATGATAATCTTCTAAAAATATAAATTTCACAAGAAAGTCAGTCATTTTATCTAACTTTAAACCAGTTTGTGCTTCAAACATTAAATGTGCTTTGGCTGTTAATACCTCAAACTCTGCTATCTTACCGACCAAATCAGTATATTTAATATCCATACTCATATTCCTAACTCCTTAGCTTTTTTAAGTAAATTAGAAACTCCCATAGGAGTCCATGTATCTTTACCTCTTCGTGTCTTTATGTTTCGTGCCATAAGAGCATTAGCAATACCTTGTAAGGTTACTTTGCCATATCGTTGTATCTCTCTTATAACTGGTATTATTTCTTTACAATACGCATCTGCTTGCTCTACCCTGACTTTACTAGCATTAATAGTAGCTTGATCTAAATTAACTGGATTACCAGCTTTCCAACCAGTTTGCATTTTCTTTCGCAATCCTTTCTTTGCTGTTTTACTATGCAAAGCAATAGTATCAATGCACACTCTCCATAGTGTATTTACATGTAGTTTCCATATATCAACAATGTAATTTGTTTCAATAACTGCAAAAATATAAGGATCATCACCCTCTAACTTTACAACTGCATTACAAAATGCAAGACTTCTTGGTAGATGTCCTAAATTTGGTATAATTAATTTAGCTGACCTGCTGTTGCATTTTCTTACAGCCTTCTCTAGTTCAGGTTTATAGTTTTTACGCACACTGGTTTCAATAAATGTATCTATTATAGTAGACCGACCATTTAGTGCTTTGTGTAAAAGACCATCTGCTTTTGCTGTATCTTTTTTTGATTTTATATATACAACAAGTTTTCCATTGGCACGTTGATTACTTCTCATATTCCGACTCCTATTCTGTTCTTATGCTAATTTTATAATTAACATATATATAATATATAGGAAAATATATTTATATACAAATATCTAACCTATAAATTTATAAACGATTATCCTATTTAACCAATCGTTTATCGTAATGTAATCTATTGTTAAAATTACCTCTACATACCCATTGTGATCTTTTTTTGCGAAATGCTAGATACATAGTTGTTTTTATATATACAAATTTTAGGACTTTGTAAGTTATAAATCCTAGTACAAAAAATATTAAGTTTTCCATTATTATGCTCCTATATTGCCATTTGGAAATTTATCTTTTAAATCTGTAATTGTATGATGCACCCATGTAAATTTATCAAGCCAATCAGAATTATCAGGTTTAGGTAAGTTGATATCATATCCAAGAAAAATTATTAGACCTAAAATTTTAGAAGCTATATCATCATTTTGTCCTGCCCATTTGTATTGAGTATCAATATTCAGATCAATAGCATCTACTTTTAATTTATTAGCTGTATAATCTCTTGTGCCACCACCAGTTGTATAAACCATCCCTGCAGATTTAGTTGTTAAATCATAAGAATATGAGCTAGTTTGGTGTTTAATGTCTAAACTATCTAATAGTTTTACTAGTGTTTTAATTTGTGGAAGTCTTGTATATTTGATTACTTTTCTACCAAACTTACCACATCTTCTGCCATGTTTAATTGTTACTGTGCTTGGGTTAGCAACAACATTTATGAGCTTATCTACTACTACTTGTTGTTGTTTGTTTAATTTTTTCATGTTATTTACTCTCCTTGTAATGATATTAATTGATTTTGTAATCTTTGTATTTCATTAGTGTTTCTTTCGATTGCCCTTCTTGCTTGAATCCTTGTAGCTTCTACTTCATGATTAAGAGAATTAGACCAATTAGCAGAATTATTTTCTAACCAATCAATTCTTTCTTGAATGTTTTGGATTCTTGTTGTGTGCCAGTTTGTCATGTTATATAACTCCTTATTTATAATTAACATACCCTTATTATACATATTTATATATAAATGTATATATTTAGGTATGATATTTATAAAATAATTTAAAGAGGTTTTATCATAGGTACAGAGCTTAAAACATCTAATGTTTCTTGAAATGATGCTAGCTCTAGATCATCAGTTATATCTTTATTACTGAATGTAAAATAATTCTGCGTAGTGTTATTTGGTTTGAATTTGATACGTTTTCCTGCTGAACCGACAAAAACAAAAGCAAGAATATCGCAATGATATTGCTTATAAACTTTGGATAGTGACCTCGAATTTTCGTGAGCAAATACATATCTTCCTTCTTTTGTTTCTCTTCTTGTTTTTACTTGTATTGTGTATTTTGCTGATCCTAGTTCAACCAATAAATCAGCAGGATGTTTTTCTTGAGTTGCATAACACCAGTCGCAATATTCTAGTAAGAAAGATTGCACTAAAGATTCGCCTAATGCACCTAACCTAGAATTACTTTGGTAATCTTCTGTTGTTTTGCTTCCCATTGTGACATAAAGCTAGTTGTCGTGAATTATACAAAGCTCTATTTGGAGTCTGTATTGCATATTTGCTTCTTAAAATCTCTTCTGATGCATCAATCCACATATGCTCTTCCATCAATTTTCTTGTGTTTACAAATGACATAAATCCATTTATGCCCATCTGAAATGCCATATCAATACAAACTAATCTAGCATTTTCAGGTAGTGTTCTCCAAACTCCCCAATTTTTTGTTAAGTTCTCTGTTACTCTTTTAATATCATTTTCTAATAAATAATTTGCTTCTTCTTCTGATATACCATTAGCTTCTAAATTTCTACCAATACCAATAGTTAATTTATTTTCTGAACATTTATATGGAAATGTTCTTAAACCTTCATGTTTTTTTAACATGTACTTAATTTTATTAATCATCACCTTGTCAGACCTTGCTTTTTTTCGTAAGTCCTCAAACCACCAAGACCAAGCATACCCATTAATACAGTTAATAATGATCCCATATCAAACTCAGGTAGTTGCAAAGTAATGCCTTGTGTTGCTAAAAAAAATACAATGATTGGCTCAAGTATAAAATGATAAGCTAAAGCACTTGCACATATCCATCCTGTAAAAGGTCTCCACCCTGCTACAAAAACATTTCTATGTTGTGCTTCAGTTTTATTAACCTGAATTTGAGCCATATTTGCTTTATGCAACTCTTGGTTAAGCTCGTGTTGTAATTTTATTTTTAAATCTTTATCAGCAATAAATTTATCTAATATATTGCTAACAGGTTCAATGAACTTGTCGATCATTTTAAATTGATGTTTTTACTAAAAGCGTTATTAATGAAGCTACTATTGTTGTAAGACCACCGATTAACCAATATTTAGTGCTATCAACTGAATCTTGTAATGCATCAGTTTTTTTATAGATGGTTTTCCATCTCTCTTCACACATTTTTTCATGTACTCTTAAATCAGAATGCACATCATTGGCAGTCTTACGAGTAGACATTATTTTTCCTCTACCTCTTCTACTGTTTCTTCTTTATTAATTGATCTATCAAATGCTTCGATAACTATTTTTTTGTAGTCATCAGTCATTACATAATCATCATAAGCAGATTGTAGACTGCTTAATTTTCTAGCAATTAGATTTAATCTACCTGCTATAGCTAATTGTTCATCATTCAAATCTGAAGCTCTATATTGCTTATCGTTATAAGTAATAATAACTTGTTCTTCAGGTTGTTTTGTTTCAGTGTTATCCATATATAAATACCTTCTTGGGTTTGTTAGTTATAAAATAATTATATACTAACTTTCAAGTGTTTTAGTAATAGATGTTGGATTTTTTTGCTCTTCTATTTGTTGATCCAAACTTGCTTCTAAATCAGCAACAGCTTCAACACCCATAGCATCAATAACCCAACCTTTAACCATATCTGCTGTTACCTCAGCAAATGCAGTAAAGTCTGATAGATCAGATGTATCTATTGTTTGTGTACCATAAGATGATCCTACATAGTCTCCATCTTCTTTAGACACTGACCAATGCACATTATAAATAACGTCATCGTGTCCTTCTTCATGTGGATGTACGTCAACTGTGTTTACATTCCATTCCATTTTTATTCTCCTTTTAAATTTTGGATTTCTTGTTTTAATTCATTAACTTCGTTAGATAGTTCCTGAACTGCTTTAATTAATGGAGTTACCAATTTACTGTAATCCATTTGATAATATTCTTCGTTTTGACTAACTGCATTTGGAACTATGTCTAATACTTCTTGTGCTATTAAACCTTCATCAGCTTTACCATCTGCTTTCCAGTTATAAGCAACTGGGTTAAGTTCATTTATTACTTCTAGTCCTCTAGCTTCGCCTGTAACATCTTTTAATCTTGCATCTGAACTTGTATTGTATTGTGTTGCTGATGTCGTGGTAGCTATTGTACCAACAATACTACTACCATTATAAAATAAAGCATGTGTCATGTCTGTGCCTGATTCTCTAGCACTGTAAATTACTCCTGATTGACTAACACCAAAACTATTATTTTGACCTAGACTTGTACCACCCACTAAAAAGTTTCCTGAAGAATCTAACCTCATTCTTTCTGCTATACCACCTGAGTATGTAAAGAATCTTAAATCTCCTACGCCTGAACCTGATTTACCACCTGTAATTCTTGCATAATCAGTAGAGCCATCAGTAGTATAATTAATACTTGCTTGACCAGTGTTGACCATATTTAAGTCACCTGAAGTATCAATGCGCATTCTTTCTGCTCCGTTATCAGTACCAAATCTAATTGTTTGAGCATCTATTGTTAAATCGCCATAGTCACTTGTTGCTCTATCGTATGCTTGTATATAAGACAAAGTTCCTGGTGCAATTTCTATTCCATGTTGGTCTGTACCTTCAGCTACGACAAATTTATTTAAAGGATTTGAAGTTCCCACCCCTAAATTTCCTGAGCTATCGATTCTTGCTCTTTCACTAGCACCAGTATTAAAAGCTAATACATTACTACCAGCAAAATTGACATAAGTATCTGTATCTTCATAACCTCTTACAAGGTCACAATATACACTTCCTCTTAGATGTATATCTTTGAATCTAGTTGTAGTACGCCCTAAATCTTTTGTAGCATCAGATACACCAAAATTACCACCAGTAGGAATAATTTGACCTGAACCTGAAAGAAATAATAATCCTACATCAACACTTTCAATACCAAGATTATCTCCATTATTACCAATACTTCCAACTGTTACATCGTCTTGCTTGAGTCGTATAATTTCACCATCACTTGTTTCTCTATTAAATAAACCTGCCCAACTACCATCAACCGATGCAACTACTTGACCTGTTGCTCTAATTTCTCCACCATGAACTGCTGAACTAGCAGAAGTCTTACCAACAAGCAGATTTCCTGAAGCTATTCTCATAGCTTCACCAGTTGAGTCTTTGAACACTAAATTTGCAGCCGAGCTTGTTTCTGTATTACCAATACTTGACCAGTTATTGTTTGGTTGGTTGTAGAATCTCAAGCCATAAGTTGCGTTATATGCTATGGCTACTTCACCATTAACATCTAAAGCTACGCGTGGCGAAGTCGTAGATATGCCAACCTTGCCTGAAGAATCAATACGCATTCTTTCTGTGTTGTTAGTTCCAAAAATCATATTGGCATCTTCTCTTTGCATAATATATGCAGTATCGCCAGCAACAGCTAATTCAAAACCATTTTCAGCAGATGTGCCTGTGGTCGAATTGCATAGTTGTAATACTGGAGAAGTTGCGTTTATAGATAAATTTCTAGCTGGACTACTCGTCCCAATTCCTACCTTATTATTAAATATAGCAGTACCAGCATCAGACATATCAAGTCTAAGAGCTTGAACTGTAGAACCACCATCATTACCTTGAAATACTATATCATTATCTTCACTGTTAGCTGTTATATACCAATCACCGCCAACATTTGAGTAAGTTGCAATAGTTGTACCTGCATCTTTAAATCTAAAGTCACCACCATCTGCATCTAAAGCTATGTCACCTGCTGCATCTATAGTTAAATCTGTATTACTATCTATTTCTGTTCCATCTATAGTTATATTGTCTACTGTAAGTCCATCAGAAGTTATCGTACCTGTTACGTCTACACCTGTTGAGGTTGTGGCTAGTTTAGATGCATTATCATAGTATAAAGTAGCTGCTCCATTCTTAGTGAATACAGCCATATCATCGCCATTATTTGTTCTAATTGTTGTATTACCATTAGATTCAAGTCTTAATTCATTGCTTGTAAAACTTTTTATATAATTTATAGAATTAGATTGGTCATGGAAAATCTGTAAATCTGAACCTGCTCCAAAGATAGCTTTGTCACTATCAGCAAATAATATGTTATTGCCATTAGATGCTAAATCACCACCAAGTTGAGGAGTTGTATCTTCTACAACATTATTAATAGAAACAGCTTGTACTCTTGCATCTGTGTAGTACAGGTTAGAGCCTTCAGCTAAATCGCCAGTATCGTGATTAGATAAACTAGAAACTGTACCAGTAACATTTCCAGTTACATTACCTTCAATATTAGCAACTAAAGTACCAAGTGAACTTAAGGTAATATTACCTGTAGAAGTACCATCTGCTGTTGTTAATCCTAATGTGAATTTATCAACAGATTCATCCCACATAAAGATACCATTATCAGATGAACCTCTATTGATCAACATACCTGAATCATTTACAGGACTACCTGTTAATCCTGCATTAAGTTGGAATAAGTTATCTTCTATATCTAGGTTAGTAGTATCAAGAGAAGTTAGCGTGCCATTTACTGTTAGATTACCTGCTACAGTTAAATTATTAGCAACTTGCACGTCATCAGGCAGTGTTAGTGTTACATCTGCAGACTCACTTCCACTACCTGTAACAGTGATTTTATTAGCAGTTCCAGTAATTGTTTGTATGTAGTTACCTGTAGTATCAGTTCCTAATGTAACTGAATTAGCATCTACACTTGCAGCTTGTATATTTAATGCATCAACAAATGATTTAGTAACTCTTGCATCTATAGCTGCATTAGCTCTTGTATCTGTGTAATAAAGATTTGATGATCCTTCACTTAAATTATCTGTATCTTTTGTAGCTAATCTTGTATCGAATCTAGTATCTGTGTAATAAAGATTAGTGCCTTCTGATAAATCGCTTGTTGATTTAGCAGTAAAAGCAGAATCAAATCTTGCTTGAGTGTAATAAAGGTTGCTAGAACCTTCTCCAATATCATCGGTATCTAATGTTAAAGTACCGCCTAAAGATAATGCATTAGAATTTATTGTTACGCTTGAATTAGATAGTTTTGCGTTAGCAATAGAACCAGCAAGCATGGCATTAGTAATTCCTGATGCTTTTACTCTAAGTGCATCGCTATCTATTTCTATTGATGAATCATCGACTGCTACATTTAATGTAACAGTTCCAGCAGTACCACCACCAGTTAAACCATTACCTGCAACAACACCTGTAATATCAGCATCGTTTGTATTAGCTATAGTTAAAGTACCAGCAGTATCATCGTAAGTTAATTGTATACCTGTTCCAGCTTGTAATAATGTATTTACTTGATCGTCTACTCTCTCATTTGTGAAATATAAATTAGATGATCCTTCACTAACTGAATCAGTATCAAATGATATGTTGGCACTACCATCAAAAGATACTCCATTAATTGTTCTTGCAGTTGCTAAGGTTGTAGCTGTATCTGCATTACCAGTTACATTACCAGTTATATTTCCTGTAAATGTGTTAGAAGCAGTAATACTAACACCTGTTGTAATCCAATCATTATTAGCTGCATTTCTAATCTTTAATACATTACTTGATGTATCTACCCATAATTGGTGAGCAAATGTAGTTGAAGGCTCAGTAGCTCCGCTATTAACAGTTGCAATAGCAGATAAAGCATTATTTAAGTCTGCTCTAAAGTCTGCACCTGACTGGTTTGCTAAGTTGTAATCGTGTTGTGCCATATTAAAATCCTATTTTATTAATTTTATACCTATGTTTGATATTTATAAACCATTTGCATATAAAATCATGTTGGTTTATCAGGAAATACAACATTATTAATTTCATCGTTTTCATTATATTGTGCTGGTAAATCCCTTAATGTTTGTCTATATATTG